CAAAACAAGATTACAAAATGAAGAACCATCAGAATATACCAAAAAATATTCGGATTCTATTAAATTATGAGTAAGTGGCACGGTGGTAAAGGCTCAAAACGAAGACCTGAAGATACCAAAAAGTTTAATGAAAATTGGGATAAAATTTTCAATAAAGAACCTTCAGCTGTTGATGACGCGGCTGATGTTATGAGTAAGTATGCGCACCCTGCGTATACACGTTATCCACATTTAAAGGAGCTAGATGAGAAACGAAGTAAGGAAGGAAAAAGTGACTGAGTACACTGCAATGATTGAAAAATATCAAAAAATGATTGAAGCTGAAGAGTGGGTCAAAGGATGCACTGGTATGCATATGCATAGATTAGATTCTATGTGGTATGAAACAGATGAAACCAAAAAGCATTTGGAAAAAGGAATGGTAACTGACTATTCTTATCCTGATGGACATATTGAAAGATTCCAAGATGGAAAACTTATTCATATTTTTGGTGAAAAATTAGAAGGTGATGCTTTACTAGAAGCATATTTAGATAGAAAGACAGACTAATGAAAAAATACATCGTAAGCCTTTTGGCTATGGTAATTGTTTCTCCAATTTTTGGTGCAAACAAAATTGAATTTGATTATGTTCTCAGTAAAGAAGAACATTGTATGGCTCTGAATATTTACCACGAAGCTCGGTCTGATAACTTAGCTGGTAAATTTGCAGTTGGAGATGTAGTACTCAATAGAGTAAACGATAGACGATATCCAAATAATGTTTGTGATGTCATTTATCAAGGTGAGCATAGACCAAGTTGGAAAGACCCTAGTGTTCAAGTACCTATAAGAAACCGCTGTCAATTTAGTTGGTATTGTGATGGCAAGAGTGATGACCCGCTTGATAGTGATGCATGGAATGAATCTGTTTTGATTTCAGCTCAACTCTTAAATGATAATAGATATCGTGGGTTGACTGAAGGCGCTACTCATTATCATGCTAATTGGATACTTCCTTATTGGGCACCAACTTTACAAGCTGTAGGGACAATAGGTTCTCACGTATTTTACCGTGCCGACTAATATAAATAACTCTTTTATGAGGAATTTATTATGGTCGTTGCAGGTATAGATTATAGTTTGACGTCACCTGCAATTTGTATACACTCAGGTGAAGATTGGGATTATTCGAATTGCAAATTTTATTACATGGTAGCAAATGAGAAAAAAGTTACAGAAGCTAAAAACTACCATTGCTCAGTTTATCCAGAATGGAGCGAAGACTGTGAACGCTTCAATAATTTGGCCGAGTGGAGTTTACACAGGATATCTTCCGCCGGATGTAGCAGAGTTGCTATTGAAGGATATGCCTTTGGAGCAGTCGGAAGAGTTTTCCAAATTGCAGAAAACGCAGGATTGCTCAAGTACAAACTCTGGGAAAAAGGAATAAAGTACACAGTACCAGCTCCTACAGAAATTAAAAAGTTTGCAACAGATAAAGGTAACGCGAATAAAGATTTGATGTTAGAAGCCTTTCATAAAGAAACAGGGGTTGACATTCGCGCCAAACTTGATATAATAAAAGGATATAATCCAATATCTGATATTGTCGATGCTTATTATATCGCAAAATTTGGATTTTACAACGGAAAGAAAGATGATAGTAATATTTAACGGACCACCAGGTAGTGGTAAAGATGAAGCCGCATCTTTGTATAAAGAAATGTTTGGTTTCAAATCATTAAGTTTTAAACATCAGTTGTTCAAAGAAACAATTGAATTTTTTTGCTTGTACAAAGATTGGTTCATGCAAGGTTATAATGACAGAGACCAAAAAGAAGTAGTCGAACATGCTCTTGGTGACCATTCGCGAAGAGAAGCTATGATACATGTATCTGAAAATGTTATGAAGCCAAAGAAAGGATTAGATTACTTTGGTAAATTAGTTGCTGAAGAAATAGAAGATGGAATTAATTATGCAGTAGCAGATGGTGGATTTGTAGAAGAGCTTAAGCCACTTATCGAACGTGTTGGTAGCGAAAATATTGTAATTGTTCAAATTACAAGAGATGGTCATGATTATTCATCAGACAGCCGTAGATACTTCAATGGTAATCTAATAAAAGAATACACTATTAATTACGGAACACCTATTGACAGTGCTTATGTTTTAAAAGAAGAAATGAATGTAAATACTTATCGTATACATAATAATGGGTCAGTCAGAAACTTTCATAGTATTCTAACTGATATTTACAATGAACTGAATGAAGATTACAAACTTGAACAAACTAGAAAAAATACCGACACCGAACATAATCAATCTAGCTGATTGTCCCGACCGTAAAGCATACACGGAAAAAGAGTTCTCAAAACTTGGTGTTAATAATATCCATGTGCATGTTTATGAACGCTATGGAAAAGATTCTATACCGTTTATAGGCGAGCCAGAGTTGTTAGAAATAATGACAAAGGGTGTTACGTCATCTCATTTACTTACAATCAAATGGTGGTATGAAAATACTGACGAAGAGATTGGTTTATTTTTTGAAGATGATGTAGACTTTGAGCCTGTAAAGCTTTGGAACTTTACACTCATGGAATTCATTGAAGGTATTGAAGCAGAGTGGGGAGCATTGCATTTATGTAATGTATTTGAATATCCTTACGAAACTGGTATTGAATATCCACCCATGATGATTCGTCGTCGTAGACTATGGGACCATGGATTACAAGCGTATGCACTTCAACGTGAATATGCAAAAAAGATTATTGATTATTATTTTATCGAAACAGAAAACGATAAACCTCTAGCAATTCATTATAGAATGCCACTCGGTGCGCCGCCATCATTTGAAAATAATGTAATGCATGGATTTGGACCGGTGTATACATTTCCGCTGTTCAATCAGAACGTAATCGACTTTCGTTCGAAGAATATATATTATTATAACAAACAGGCAGACTCTGCCATTTACTCATACGAATTTTTAAAAGATTGGTGGGAAAAGAAAGGGTCACAAAAATCATTAGATGAAATTTATGAGGAAGCGAAATATGAATGATTTAGAAAAATTATGTGCAGTACAAATTGTGATTAGTGATTTAGAAAAACAAATTGACGGTAGTCAAGCTCAAGGTCACTTATACACAACAATCAGCACACTAAGAAATTATGCAGACAGTCTAAAGAAGTCTGTTAACGAAAAATTGGAGAGAGTAGAAAATGAGTTGCGTGTATAAAGGAGAAGTAATTAACTCCGAACAATCAGAAAACGCTAAAGGTGGAACTGAAATGATGAGGCAACGTTTTGTTGACCTCGTAGATAAAGAACTACAAGAAAAAGTAGCAGTTCATCTAAGCAGACCTCGTGAACTGAAAGATGATGTATTAAACATCTTATGGTGCCACGACTTAGCTGAAGACCCAGAAAATAAAATTCTTTTAGATGGCGGATGGGAAAAGTTTGACCACTTTGTTTTCGTATCAGCATGGCAACGTGACCAATACATTGTAAGATTTGGTATACCTTATAGCAAATGTAGTGTTATCTATAACGCTGTTGAAAAGCAATATGCGCCAAAAGAGAAAAATACAGATACGATTAAATTCGTTTATCATACAACACCTCACCGCGGATTGGAATTATTAGTTCCCATATTCGACGCGTTAAGTAAGCAATATGATAATATTCATTTAGATGTTTACTCTGGTTTTGAAATTTATGGATGGGAACAGCGCAACGAAGCATATAAAGGATTGTTTACAAATATCGAAGCGCATCCGAATATGACATATCATGGTGTTAAATCTAACGAAGAAGTTTTAAAAGCGCTAGAAGATGCTCACATTTTCTTATATCCAAATGTTTGGAAAGAAACAAGTTGTATTGCACTTATTGAAGCAATAAAAAGCCAGGTGATTTGTATCCATCCGAATTATGGTGCATTACCTGAAACAGCACAAAATGCTACAATCATGTATGATTGGAATGAAGACCCGCAAGTCCATGCTAATTATGCATTCTCAGTTGTTAGACAAGTACTAGAGAGTATTAAACAAAATGAAAACTATTTCAATGGGTTTACATATTCTGATAGATTTAATCTAGCAAGAAACAACGTTCAATCATTCCAAGTAATGTGGAACGTCCTTTTAAGGAACTTAATCGATGGCGGACAAAAATAACGTAGTACAATTTCCTAGACTAATTTCAGACCCGCCGATGACAGCAGCTGAAGTTAAAGATAAAATTTCAACTTATAAAGAAAATTATGCAAATGATTTAGCTGAAATTATATGGGAAAATGTATTACACGAAATGGCCCGTGCTAATTGTGATTTTGATTCAGATATAAACAAATACTTTCCAAATATGATTCTTATTTTTGAAAGTATTAAAGCTTTACATCTGCAAACATTGAATGTTGACCATCCACTTCAAGATTTTGCTCAAAAAAATGTAGCAATATTAGAAAGTGACGAAGGACATGCTGTTGGTGGGCTAAAAACTACACTAACAAATTTAGAGGTTGACAACGACGAAGAAGTATGATATAATATACTCTTAAATTAAATTATGGTAAAATTATGATATTAGTAGACTACAACCAAGTGATGTTGGCTTCACTCTTTGCGAGTATTGGTAATCATCACAATGTGGAACCTGACGAAAATTTAATTCGTCATATGTTCTTAAATTCAATTCGATTCAATCGAAAAAAATTCTTTGAAGAATATGGAGAAATTGTTTTATGTTGCGATAATAAAGATGTTTGGCGACGTGATTACTTTCCTTACTATAAAGCAAATCGTAAGAAAGGCAGAGATGCTTCTGATATGGATTGGAATAAACTCTTTGAAGTTATTCATGGAATCAGACAAGAGATTGAAGAATTTTTCCCTTACAAAGTTATCAATGTAGAGCGATGCGAAGCTGATGACATTATTGCTACTCTTGTACATGAAAATGGAACAATAATGAACACTGGCTCAGAAAAAATATTGATTCTATCTGGAGATAAAGATTTTATACAATTACAAACATATGCTAATGTTGACCAATATAATCCAGTTATGAAGCGTTGGGTAAGACATGACAATCCGAATAAATATTTGGAAGAGCACATTTTGAGAGGAGATGTCGGCGACGGTATTCCAAACATCTTGAGTTCTGATAATTGTTTGGCTATTGGCGCAAGACAAAAACCAATGACAAAAAAGAGACTTACACAGTTTTTAACTGAGCCTGATAAAATGGACGAAGAGACAAAACTGCGTTTGAACAGAAACAAGCAAATGATTGACCTAAGCTTGGTACCTCAAGAATACAAAGATGAGATTCTTGAACAATATAATAAAGACAAAGAAATAGGTCGCGAACATTTATTCAATTTCTTTGTTAAGAAAAAGTTGAAAAACTTGATTACTGATATACAGGATTTTTAAAAATGATTAGATTATCTATGTCAGAAGTTCTATCTGAACTTCCAAAAAAGAAAACAAAAGCAGATAAGGTAGCATGGCTTCGTGAAAACGATAATGTACCTTTTCGCAATGTATTACGTTTAATTTATGATGAAAGTATTGAGTTCTTATTACCAGATACTGCACCGCCTTGGAATGAAAATAAGCTTGAAGATGAAGCAAAAACTATGCTTTATCGTGAAGCAAGACGCTTAAAAATATTCTTTAAGGGTGGTGGCTATGATGATATGAAACAAATAAAACGTGAGCAACTCTTTATCAAGCTTTTAGAAGATATTGATAACGATGATGCTAAGCTATTAGCTCATAATATGTTATCTCATACAAAAGTAAAAGGCTTGACCTTACCAACTCTGTTAGAAGCTTTTCCAGACTTACTAACAGCTCCCATGGATATGCGATAAAAGGAACACAACTATGCCTAAGCGATTTAGAGAATATCGCAAAGGTGACGGCTGGGGACAAGACCCACGTAAAGAAGACCGTCTAAATGAAAAGCGTAAAAATAAACGCCGTCAAACAAAAAGGAAGCAAAGGCTCAAAGATAAGTATGACTACTAATGTTGCTATACTTACGAATTTTCGTACAGGTAGTACTAACTTTACTTTAGATAAAGCTGACGAATATGATTTACCATACAAAGGCGAATTATTTTCTCATGAAAGGCAGCATGGTATTGGTAGACTTTCAAAAATAGAAAGATTTACTGAAAAAAACTTAAATCGCGACTCTGTTCGCAACAATTTTATTTTAAGCAATTGGAATATATTTGAAGAACTGAGATTAGGTGCTTCTGCTTGTTATAAAATTATGCCTAGCCATTTCAACAAGAGAATCAAAGATAGGCCAATTTGTGATTTATTACAAATACGATTAATACTAGAAGAAGCTGATAAAGTCTATTATCTGTATCGCCGTGATTTAAGAGCTCAAATTTTGAGTTGGTTAGCTGTACGAAGAGATGGTTCGTTTGGTCATACAGGCTTTGCTACAAATGTACCATTAACGTGGCAAACAAAAGACGAAGACTATCATGAGCGCATGAAACAAATACATCGCGGCAGTTTCAAAATAACAGAAACATATAAAGCCACAATGGACCCAGATGACCCTGTGTTTCATTCAAAAACAACTATGTCAATAGAATCATTAGTTCGTCAAATAGTAGAAAATTATGATGTAATGGCTGAAATGTATAAGATGGTTCCAGGAGAACTAGTTTGTTACGAGGATTACTTTTCTGGTGAGAAATATAAACCCTATAATAGAGAAATAAAATGGACTGGTGAACCCCAGATTGACTCGTATGTTGACAATTGGGATATAGAAGGACTATTCAAATAGGGGTTGACAAATCATTTGAAATGTGTTATAATATACTCAAAGAAATGAGGAAAAGGAAAAAATATGGACCATAGAACAGATAAATTAATACTAGTAGATTGTGATGGCGTACTACTAGATTGGAAATACGCATTTTATAAATGGATGTCAGAAAATGGCCACGAAGTGGTAAAAGAAGGAATTTATGACGTTTCAGAAACTTTCGGATTATCAAATGAAGAAAGTAAAAGATTGATACGCCAATTTAACGAATCTGCAAGAATTGGATTCTTACCAGGTTTGAGAGATGCAATCAAATATGTTAAAAGATTACACGATGAAGGATATATCTTTCATTGTATTACTTCACTTAGTACAGACCCTTATGCTGGTAAACTTAGACAGAAAAATCTAGAGAAACTTTTTGGACCAGCTGTATTTGAAAAAATAGTCTGTTTGGATTGTGGAGCAGATAAAGACGATGGATTAGCTCCTTATAAAGACAGTGGATGTATCTGGGTTGAAGATAAACCAGAGAATGCTGAATGTGGATACAATCTTGGTCTTAGAGCAATATTAGTTGAGCATTTATTTAATGCTGATTATCAAAATGATTCGATTCCAAAAGTAAAAAATTGGAAAGAAATCTACGAAATAATAGTTAGTAGTTAATAAATAAACTTATGAAAGATTGGATATTTAATTAATGCCAACATACGAATTTCAAGATACCAATACAGGTGAAACATTCGAGAAAATGCTAAAAATCTCGGAGCGTGAAGCCTTCCTCAAAGATAATCCCCACCTTAAACAAATAATTTCTAGCGGACAAAATGTGATTGAGTCTGCGCGTCTTGGTCGAATGAAACCTGACCAGGGATTTCGTGATTTGCTTTCGTCAATGAAAAACAACAAAAGCTATACAGGAAATAAGATAAATGACTGGAAATAGAAATTTATCTGAATACAAGGAGATTATATATGTCCAAACGTCGTATTTCACAAAAGGAAAGAAGAAGACTCAAGAATGATATGAAGAATGGAACTCTAGACAGAAAGTTTAGTATGCGTCCAATTCAACCAATCACAGATACTCAAGCAGAAATGTTTGATGATTATCGAACTGGCTATAATGTAGCCGCGATTGGTACAGCAGGCACAGGAAAAACAATGTGCGCGCTTTACTTGGGATTAGATGATATTATGAATAACGATGACTACGACCAAGTAATTATTGTGCGTTCAGCAGTGCAGACACGAGAACAAGGATTTATGCCAGGTTCTCAGGCTCAAAAAGAATCTGTTTATTCTACGCCGTATGCTGATATTGTAAATGATTTATTTGGTAGAGGTGATGCTTGGGAAATACTAAAACAGAAAAACCAAGTAAAATTTATGACTTCTTCATTTGTGAGAGGATTGACGTTCGACAACAGTATTATAGTTGTCGACGAATGCCAATCTATGACATACCACGAGTTAGATAGTATTATTACTCGTGTTGGTGAGACAAGTAAAATTATCTTCTGTGGAGATACTGCTCAAGATGATTTAGCTGGTAATAGACACAAGAACGATATTTCTGGTCTTTCAGAATTTACTAAAGTTTTAGCTAAAATTAATAGCTTTAGCGTAATAAAATTTGGAATTGAAGATATCGTACGAAGTGGTTTAGTAAAAGAATATATTATTGCGAAAGAAAATGTGAGTACAATGCGTCCTGTTACTTATGGCGCTACTAAATTTGCAGTCGCTTAATAAATAAAAAGGAGAACAAAGGGACCTACGGGTCCCTATTTCCTTAAGGTAAAATTATGACACAACAAACTATAGATGACTATAGACTAAAATGGCTTACAAACCAAATTTTTAAGGTAACAGTGAGTGGTGACATTCGAGAAGAATGTTTTGATTGGATTTCTGAAAATGTCACAGATAAATCACATTCACATGCATTTAATGCAAGTACAAATGAATATATTTTCATGTTCGAACTTGCTGCGCATGCTGAAGCTTTTAGAGAAAAGTTTTTAGGTGATAGCCGCACAGTTGATATAGTCTAAACAAAAAAAACGGAATACATTATGGCTTTTAAGCACTTTGACCACGGTATTGATTTACCAAAATTAACAAGAAAAACAACAGAGGAAGGACGAAGATATTTTACACCTGCAGGTGACGCTTATCCTTCTGTTACAACAGTACTTGGAATTCTAAGTAAAGCATCAATTATTGCATGGCGTAAACGAGTTGGAGAAGAAGTAGCTAATCGAATATCTACTCAAGCTTCTCGACGAGGTACAGCTGTCCATAAAATCTGTGAAAACTATATTGATAACAAGGAAGATTGGAAAGAAGGTGTACAGCCTGCAAATATGTACATGTTCAATACCATGAGAACTGTGATTGACGAAAAAATAAATAATATATGGTTCCAAGAGTGTTTTCTTCATAGTGATGAATTGAGAACTGCTGGACAGGTTGACTGTATTGCAGAATATGGCGGCGAACTTTCTGTTATTGATTTTAAAACATCTCGTAGACTGAAAAAAGAAGAAGACATTACAGGATATTTTATGCAAGTTTCGTTTTATGCAAAAGCATTTAATGAAATAACAGGGCAAAATATATCCAAAGGTGTTGTATTGATTGGTGTAGATGATAATGACCCACAGGAGTTTATTATTGATACAAACGAATACATAGAGCACTTTAAAGCTGTAAGGGAGAAGTATTCAGAACTGCATGAAAAAGAGACGATACATTTTAGCTGATAAAGATATGGGTGTATTCTTAGGAACTTACGATGGTAAAGAACTAGGGTACGAAGATGATGGAAGAGTATTTGCTTGTTTTGCATCTAATAATCCA